GAGTATATACGAATGATGAGGGATGCATCCGGCCGTTTACTTTGGAATGATGCTAATTATTCCGAGTACCGACAGGTAACTACCGAGAAAAGCAAATATTTCCGCAAAATCTTTAAGGCTTATGATAAGACTTTTGAGGCTGCTGAGAAAGGACATAATATTGGTAACAATATATTGCGGATTGAAACAATATACAGGCATCAATCTGTGCCTATGTCTGAGTTTATAAGTAGCCTGTTTCTGTCTAAGACAGGAAGGATATTTTATAGGGACTGGTCGGAAATTAGATTTATTCGCGGATTATCCGCAGTCAAGGGCGTTAAGATCTCGCAGCTTGATAAGGCACGTGAAATAAACTGGATAGGTATAGCCCGATATAAAGAAAAGTACAAGAAGATGTATCTTGATGGTATGCTGACTAAGAAACAGTGGGAGACGATCCGTAATTTTGCTCGTAGTTGGCCTGATGAGAAGTTCAAGTATGTTGAGGATATAAGTCCTCTTGAGACGGAATATAAGGATAAGCTTTTGTCCTATTTCCAGATAGGGAATACTACGCCTTTTAATATAACTTTGTAATATGTTGATAATCAGCGAATTACGAAAATATTAAAAAGCACCATATAGTGCGCTGTTAAAATGTTGATAATCAATAATATATAATAAAAAAGTGTTGATTTTAACAGTTTTCGGCAACTTGTCCTATACTGCCCGAAGGGTAGTCGGGTAACCGACTTAAGGGGCAGATAAAAATAATAATATTAATATCAATAAAAAATAAAAGCTATGCCAACGAAAGAAATGAAATGTGAAGCTGAAGGTAAGATATTATATGAATTTACTCCTGTACGTGGAATAACTAAAGATGGCAAGGATTGGGAAAGGCGAGATTATGTTATGGAAACTTCAGAACGTTACCATAGCAAGATGCGTTTCTCAATGACAAGTTTTGAAGGTCCTGTAGACAGTCCTCTTTCTGTAGGTGATGTTATCAGGCTTCGATTTGTAGTAGAGGCTTTCCAGAAGGAAAATAAATGGTATAACAATGTCAAGGCTTTAAGTATAGAGAGATTATGAATAAAGAGACAAGGATTGATTGCCACGCATTTGCAAAGTGTGGCAATAAGTCTCTTGCACATTGTAGGAGATATAGGGATAAGGATCCGGAATGTAAGGGATGTGCCTTGTTGGTAAGGAGGGTTGCGAATAGGAAGTATGATTCAAATGGACGTGAAATGAAACGATGTATTCGCTGCCATAGATATTACTATTTGGATAAATTTTACGACTTCCGAATAAAGCGTGGAGGGAAGTTGTATAAATATAAGTCTTCAAGATGCCGTATGTGTGTTACACGGATAAATAACGAGAGGTATAAGACTAAAATGATAAAATCCCGCATAAAACTATAATGCTTTGTTCTGTGCTTTTTAAATAGCGGAATAATAGTTATCTTTATAAAGCAAAAATAATAGATTATGTTACGACCAAAACAAGAAAACTTCTGCAACTATTACGTAGAATGTGGAAATCAATCAGAAGCTTACAGGAGAGCCTATCCGAGCTCATTGAAATGGAAGGATGAAACCGTGTGGAAACGTGCGTCCGAACTTTTAAAAAATGGGGAGGTTTTGGGTAGGGTAACAGAGCTCCAGACTGAGGCTAAAAGGAAATCGGATATAAAAAAGGAAGATGCCATCCGAATACTTTCCAATATTGCCAATCTTAATATAAGGCAAATTGGAAATTCTGTTAGCGGTGAATTTATAATTAAGTCGCTTGATGAAATTCCCGATGAAGCTTTGTCATGTATCCAGTCAATCAAAAGCACTTCTCAAGGGCTTGAAATTAAGTTTTATAGTAAGATTGAAGCACTGGGCCGTCTTAGCCGTATGCTTGGATGGGAAGCGAATACAGGTGATAACAATCTAAATATTCGGGTTATAGTTGGTGATGAGTGAACTGATCTTTTCATATAAGCTTTTTAATCCGCTATTCTGGCATATTCGTGATGCCATGCGTAATCCGGATATTCGCTATATATTCAATAGGGGCGGTTCTTCTTCAGGGAAATCGGTTTCTACTGCACAAGCAGTTGCTTTGTCGGTTTTTTCAGGTGAAGGGTCTGCGCTTGTTATCAGGAAAGTATCTACAAGTTTGAAAAATACTGTCTATGAAGAATTCAAGGTGCAAATCAGGAAACTTTGCCTGGCGAGGTACTTTACCTTTAAGGAAAACACAATTGTATGCTACAATGGGCTTAAAATAGATTTTACCGGTCTGGATGATCCGGAGAAGATAAAGAGTATAACCAATTACAGGTGGGTAGTTATGGAAGAGACTACCGACTTTGAATATGAAGATTTCACGCAAGTCCGTTTCCGCTTGCGTGGTAAACCGGGCCTTCAAATCATCTGTAACTTTAATCCTACTTCTGAAGACTTATGGATCAAAACAAAAATCCTGGATACCTATAAATGGAATACTGTGCCTTGCGATATGTTTGGCAAGGCTCGGAATTCAATAACCGGCAAACCGTTGGGGAAAGAGTATAGTACAATTACCTCTAAGCGAAGCAATGTATCACAGAATATATTTAATGAACGCACGGGTAAATATGAAGAATACAAACCTGATACATTAGAACTTCATTCTACATATAGGAATAATTTTTGGGTAGTCGGCTCTCCGGACGGGAAATATGGCTATTATGACAAACAGACCATTGCAAACTATCTTTGGTATAAGGATCATGATTATAACTTCTATAGGGTATATGCCTTGGGAGAGTGGGGAAGCATAAAGACGGGAGGTGAATTCCTGAATTCGTTTGATTCAAATCGCCATATTACGCAAGTTAAGTACAATAATGAATATCCTGTGCATATCTCCATAGACAACAATGTTCTTCCTTATATATCTATGACTTTCTATCAATATGAGGAAGATAGAAAGCAAATCCGTCAATTTCATGAAATATGTGCGGAAGATCCTTTTAATACTGTGACAAAAGCGGCAGAATTGGCGGTAGAATACTTAAAAACCTTATCGTATGATAATGTCCTCTATCTGTATGGCGATGCAAGCACAAAAGCGGGAAATACGATTGATGAAGAGAAAAGGTCTTTCCTGGATAAGTTCATTGAAACCTTGCAGAAGAACTATCAGGTTGAAGAGCGCATTCCGGATAGCAATCCTAGCGTGGCGATGACCGGAGCGTTTGTAAATTACATATTGTCTAATGGTGGAGGCATGTCTTTTGTGGTGGATGATTCTTGCCGAAATTCAATCACGGATTATAATAACGCCAAAAAAGACGTAAATGGCGGTATGCTTAAGACAAAGGTAAAGAATAAGGCTACAGGACAATCATATGAGAAATATGGTCATATCTGTGATACTTTAAGATATGTCATATATCAGATATTTAAGAATGAATACATTGACTTCTCTTTGAGTCGTAAACGAAGTAGTGTAGGAGAGGATGAATTGATTCATTATAAGCCGGATTTTGAATTGCAAGGTGTACGTTTGTGCTACTTGCTTCCTCAAAGTGAGGGAAGGGCGGTTCTGCTCCGGTGCGTTATTGGTGAATATATTTATATTAAAGACATTCTATATACTACTATGTTTGATGATGAGGCTTTTATTAAAGGCATAAAAGATCATTCTCCTGAAAAGGTTATAGTTGAATGCAGCAACCAATACAAGCATTTTTTGTCCGACTTGAGAGGTCATAAAATGAATGTCTGGGGAATAAAAGACAATGCGAATGTGGATGAAAGAATAACGGCTTACATAAACTATTCCAAGAAGTGCTGTCGTTTTAATCCTGATTATAACTTTGGACTTGGATATCATGACTTCATAAATGATCTCTTGGACTATCCTTCCAGTCGTAAATCTGCAATGAATGCTTTGTGTGCTTTGGTGTCTTACTGCATAAGATCGAAAATTTTTCCGCACAAAAGTGAACATAAATAGAAATAAATGGGGTATTTGTAAATATATAGAAAATAGCTATTGCTTTTGATATAGAAAAAAGTTAAGTTTGCATTGATAATTCATTGTCTCCGTGTGAAGCTGCACGGAACTTATATAGTACCTCGGTATTTATATGTACGTAAAGACTTAAGCATGGAGAGAATGATTATCTATACGGGTAATCATTCTTTTTTTATGGGAGCAAAAAGCTGGATTATTAATAAAATAAGCAAGAAACAATCTGTGCCGGTTCCGTTAGGAAATGTAAATCGGGTGGAAAAGGACGCAGCGGGAAATTATTGGTATCTCTCTGATCTGTTTGGTAAACGTTTCCGCTGGAAGGCTGATTATGACATGACTAATGACTCGGATAAGGCTGAGGCTTTACTTGCATGTACTCCTTTTTTTACGGTTGTTGACAAGATAGGTACGATGATGTCCCGTGGAGTTCCTTATGTAACGGATGCTCAGGGAAATGAAAAGAGTGAATATTCCGACATACGTGATTTGTTGAACCAACCTAATCCGTTACAAACCTTCTCATCTTTTATAAAGCAAGTTGAAATATCACTCAAGGCCTTTGGCTACTGCCCGATATCAGTCGTCCGGGCGGCACGCCGCAGTACACCTAAGGCAATGTGGGTATTGCCGGCTGAATTATTTCATCTGGAAGGGACAGGTAAGTTCTTCCGTCAGCATAAATTAGAAGAGGTGGTTTCCAGGGCATATATTGAATGGGGAGGAATTCAGTCCGAATTCCAGGATTATGAATACTTTATCATATATGATGCGCTTCTCTCTTTTAACAGTAATAGCTTTAATGCAGACATTGAATTTGAAACTGCTACTGATAGCCTTTCACAGCCTGTATCGAATTGGGTTGCTTCCATGTCCGCCAGCCATACATTATTAGTAAATGGTGGTCCGAAAGGAATATTATGCAATGACTATGATGATGAAATGGGAAATGTGGCCATGGAACCCGATGATGAAAAGGAAATTAAGGATAAGTTCAAGGAGAAATTCGGGTTGGTAAATAAAGAATATCCTATTCTTGTTACCCGGAAGAAACTCAAATGGATTCCTCTTGATTATAACTCTTCTCAGTTAAAGCTATTTGAAGAGGATGAAAGATGTACAAAGAAAATAGCCAATGCAATCGGTGTAAATCCTTCTCTTTTTGATGATTCAAAATATGACAATCAGACGGCTGCCATGACTTCTGCTTATCAGGATGTTGTTATTCCGGATTCTCGCAAAATTGCTCAATGTATTACTCGCTCTATCTGTCCGGAGAATGTCTTGGTTAAGATAGACTTTACGGATGTTGAATGCCTGCAAGCGAATAAAAAGACCGAGGCGGATGCGATTGTCAAGGTAGCCGATGCGCTTGAACGTCTTGAAAGAAGCCAGTATATAACGCATGATGAAGGTCGAATCTGGCTTGCTCAATATATGGATATTGATCCGGATAAGCCTAAAGGGAATTTTACGTCATTAAGTACAACATCTGTGTGATAAATTAAGAATGCAACGATTATGAAAGAAATGAAAAGCAAATATAGCGGTAAGATAGGAATGCAATATAAGTATTTCTCTCTCAATTCCAAGGAGGTCCAGTACGATTCTGAGAAACGTATCATAACCGGTTATGCTGCTGTGTTTGGAAATAAGGATAAGGCGGGTGATATCCTGGTAAAAGGATGTTTCTCTAAGAGTATCCAGGATAGAGGGCCGGAAAGTAATGCAAATGATAAGATTCTCCTTCTGTGGATGCATAACATGGATGAGCCGATAGGTTTCCCTACTCTTCTTAGAGAGGATGAAAAGGGGCTTTATTTTGAGGCTTATGTTGATGAAATAGAATTAGGAGACCGTGCTATAAAACAGTTGGAGTCCGGAACACTTAACCAATTCTCAATAGGTTATCAGTATGTATGGGACAATTGCGAATGGGATGAAGAACAACAGGCTCTCATAGTACGAGAAGTAAAACTGTATGAATTCTCCGTTGTCTCTTTCGGTTGTAATGCAGAGACGGAATATCTGGGTTTGAAGTCTCAGGAAGATTACGATAAGGCATATAAGCAGCTTAACGATGAGATATCTTCCCTGTGTTCTAACATTGGTTCCGCTAAACAGCAAAAGATACAAAAAATAGTAGCAAAGGCAATGTCACTTGCTTCTTTCAGGCCGGAGCTTGGTCAAGCTGCACCTGAACAAGAAAGAGCCGACAAGTCAATGTTCAATAACTTTAAACTAAAAAAACAAGATTGATTATGAAATTGAATTTACTGGACCTTATCGACACTTCTGGCATGGCAGATGAAGATAAGAAGAAATGGGAAGATGTGGACCAGGCATTAGGAAAAGCTTGCGAGTCATACATCAAAGATGAGATAAAAATTGAAGATTTGCGTGAGTCAATCAAAACCGCCATGCAATCTGTCAATGAGTTCAAAAAGCAAAATGCCACTGCTGTAGATAAGAAAACTTTTGAGGAAAAGATTTCTGATATTGAAGAAAGTATCCTCAAGATGAAAGCAGCTACAGAAGTATCCGCTAATGGCGAACTTCGTGTAAAGAGTGTGCATGAGCAACTTGAGATGCATTTGAAAGATTTCTTGGTACAGAAAGACGGGACAAAAAAGGTTGATGTTGAGGCTATCAAGAAAGCCGGTGGTTTGAAAGTGGATCTGATTGTGAAAGCTGATCCACAAGTCACCACTACTTCCGGTGGTGGGGTAGTTGCCGGAGGAATTACGATTGATCCTAATATCTCCGTAGCTCCCAGACGTAGAAGCATGTTGAGGGAGTTGTCTAATGTGGCTTCAATTTCAACTCCTCAGGTTATCTATGCCGAGCTGAAGAATGTTACCGGTGATGCCGGTTGGGTTCCGGAAGGTGGACTGAAACCTGCCATCAAAGCGGAACTTGATAACAAGACTATTACAGCCGGAAAGGTTGCTGTTACTTTCAAGATTACCACTGAGGTAATGCAGGATATTCCTCAGCTTGTTGCTGAACTTCAAGCTGAAGGATTGAGTAAAATGGATGCTAAGGAAGAAGACGGTATTTTGAACGGTGATGGTCAAAACGGTAACATTAAAGGTGTTGCTGCTGATTTCCCGGCATTTGCGTTGACCGGTCTTGAAGTAGAATCCCCTAATATGTATGATGCTATTGTGGCTGCTTATACTCAGATTGTCAGCACAAGTAATATGGTGTATTCTCCCAATGCGGTGCGCATGAATCCGGTAGATTATGCCAATATGCAGCTTACGAAGAACAAAAATGGCGACTACATCCGTCCGTTTAAAGTCGGTGACGAGCTGATTTCCGGTCTTCGTGCTGTACAAGATCCTAACGTGGCAATCGGCTCATTTACAATGGGTGATTTCAGATATCTGTTTATTCGTGATTATGTCGGTCTTACTATCAGCTTTGGTTGGGAAAATGACGATTTTACTCATAACCGTCTGACAGTTGTCATGGAAAAAAGACTTCTCGCATATGTTAAGGCACAGTACAAGACCGCCTTTGTCACGGATACTTATGCGAATGTAATCACAGCAATCACTAAATCAGCATCGTAAGGAGGTATACAATGAAAAGAAATGAAATAGCCAGTAAGCAATCCAAAGAGAGAGTCATTTATATGGACCTTTCTCAGTTATATCCGGTTAAGTTCATCAAAAACTTTGGTGCTTTTAAAACCGGTGATGAGACTTATGTCTCTCTTCCCATTGCGATGAAATGGACTAAGATGGGAGTAGTGGAGAATTCGGCAGAAGTAATGGCTGCTGCTAAGACTTCCGGTTGTGAAGATTTGATGAAGAAAGACAAAAAGGTAGATTAATATGATAATTGACTATACATATTTCACCGGGTTATTGAGTATCGGTCTGAGTCCTGATACTGGTGCTCCTTCCACGACCAGAGATGCCGAACGTGAGAAAATAGAGTATTACATTACGGTATATGAGCGTGAATACCTTCGCAAGATACTCGGTGAAAATATGTGTAGTGAATTCATAGACTATCTTAACTCAGAAGAAGATAATGTTGATAAATGGGAAAAGCTCCTTGCTCTGCTTTCTGAAAAGTATAGTCCTATAGCCTGCTATATTTTCTTCAAGTATATAAAGGAAGGAAATTACAGCGTCACAAGAGTAGGTACTGTGACCTCCGCAGATGATGATGCAGTATCGCCGATGGTTATCCAGATGAGAGCCTGGAATGACATGGTAGATATGAATAAAAGAGTGTATCAATTACTTCAGGCAGATGAATATGAAGGAGTCAGGTTTGATCCTTCCATGATTTGCCGGATTAATAGTATGGGGATATGAGGTCGATAAATAAGATATTTGAAGATGTAGTGAAGCGTGTGGCTGAGAAGTACGGGAGCAACGTGTCTTTTCTGTTTGGCGATTGGGCCTATATAAGTTCTCAATTGACAGAATGGGGCAAATCTTCCTCTACCTGCAAGTTTAAATTCCCTATTATCTGCTTGTATTCCCCGTTTACAGAAGATAGGACTGCGCCTAAAAGAACGGTTTCTTTGGAGTTTATCATAATGGTGAATACCCTGAAGGAATATACCAATGAAGACCGTGAAAGAACATCGTTTGAACAGATACTTCGACCTATCTATGATCTCTTCATTGAGGAGATAAAGAAGGACAGATCCATAGATGTTGAGTATAAGGATAATATTCCTCATCTGTATACGGAAAATTATCGTTATGGCCGCGTCGGAGTGATAGGAGAGGACGGAAAGCCCTTTAGCGACTTTATCGATGCTATCGAGATAAAACAAATGAATTTGAAAATTAAAGATATTAAATGTTATGGCAACAGACTTTAGAAAATGTCCGGGACTGGCAACATTCAATACGTGTAATTCCGTTTGTGTACTTGATCCTGGAAAAATAAAAGCTATCATTTTGACCATTCACGGTCATAAGCTTCCGGAGACATATTCTGCCGAGGAGTTTGAAAAAGCCTGTCACGCAGACAGACCGGATCGAATATTCCCGCTAAAGACAATCGTGGAATACGCTCCTTCCGGTGGAGAGGCACAGACTTCCGCATTGGGTTATGGTCCTACCAAAGTAACCAGCTATTCTGCAAAGAATGATGTGTGGACTTTGTCGGATTACGATTTCAGTTTAAAAGCAAATCTGATGGCCGCAAAGAATGTGGCGTTTGACGCTTACTTTGTAGATGAGAATAATATCATTTATGGCATGAACGACGGTACGGGAGAACTTGCCGGCATTCCTCTTTCCGGTGTGTATCCGGGAGGGCAGGATTGGGATTCATCCGGTACGGAAGCTAACCTGACGGTTGCAACCATGTTTAAGGACTATGAAAAATACATTAAGAATGCAAATATTAAAGCCTGTGACTTTGATGTAGTTGAGGCTTTGAAAGGTTTGGTATACGTTGAGATGGTAAAGGCTGACGGTGATAATAAGTATAAACTGAGAGAACACTATGGCAATCTTGACGTAACCGAATATTATGGCAGTCTTATAGCTGATAAGGCGGCAACTGTTCTCCCGGGTGCAACCGGTGTTTCCTATGAAGATGGAGTAATTACGGCTACAGGTACGGTTAAGCTTGCCAAACCCTCAATTCTGCAAGCCAACGGTATTACCGGTATAGAAGCCTGGTCATGAAAGTAGAGAATGTGACTTTCAATGATGATCTTGTGAAGAAAATGAAGAAGAGGGAATTCATCGAAATGCACAAGAATCTGTTTTTTCTTGACAGGCCGTTAGAGGATAGGGAGAAAATGCTTGCTGAGATATACGACGACATAAAAGGTGTCAAGTATGAACTGTGATTTTTAGATTTTGAGTACTTGAGGGGGAAACTGTGAAGTTTCCCCTGATTATTTTTAAATGCCATGGCAACATTTCTTGAGGCATATGACAATTATATGGAATTCTCCAAAGGACTTGTTCCTATGTTGGAGAAGCTTTTGCATGAAAATAAGAACATGTTTGAAGCGTATATAAGAGAACAGTTGAATGCCGGTATTAACGGCAATGACAAACCATTACGTCCTACCTATCTTAATGATCCCTACTTTAATACAAAGGAAGCTGGCAGTTTTTATAAAAATGCGCGAAGATACATGAAATGGAAGGAGGAGATAAGACCGCCATATGATGTTACATGGTTTGGAATACGTAGATCTCCTGAAACACCTAACTTAATAATCAGAGGAGATTTTCACGACTCTATTACCGCAGTACCTATTGATAAGGGATTAAGGATAGAGAGTAGGGGAGTGAGCTTTAGCAATAACATTGAGCAAAAGTACGGGCAAGCCATATACAGGTTTAGTTCTTATGCCAGAAGACATTTTATGGAGAATTTTATAAAAAAGGGACTGGAGGATTACTTTAGAAAGTTTGGTCTATGAGTTGTGGCTGTGAGAATCGTAAGAGGATGGAGGATATTTCCCGCATGCGTTCACTTGCTAAGGTGGCTGCTAAAATGGAAGGACGCATTTATATATTATATGAGAAAGATGGTGCATTCAACTTTGTACCAAGGGGAGAGAAATATAATGGAGTCTTTGTTGAATATATATGGTATTTTTAGATAGTATGGAAAAATAGAACAATAAATTGTGGTTTGGTCAGGAAAAAACACGGGGCAGATAATTTTTGAATAAGAAAAATAGAACAATTTGTGTTGCGGGGGGAATTTGTCCTTCAGTTGCTTATCTAAAATGCTTTTTCTATCTTTGTCGGAAAAACATTATCTTATGGCAAATTATAATTATGATGAAGAAAGCGTGAAAGCCATTATAAAATGGGCTGAAACCGCACAATTACCCAAAGAGATTATACTAAGTGAAGCTGAACGTATCACCGATCCTAAGATTTATGTACAAACCAATATCTATGATATTAAAGAGCATTATCCGGACCCATTTTTCAATCCGGCTATTGATAGGTTGTATCGGTTAAAGGAATTTGTGGAAGGGACTTAGAAATATCAATTTTAAATATTTAAAAAGCCCGATGTTTATTTCGGGCTTTCTCAAAACACCTTCCATTAACAGGAAGGATTCGGTACAGGTTGTTGTCAAACAAAAAGCTTTGAAGTATTCAAAACTGAACTGCACATAATTCTTTTGCTAAAATATGAATTTCTTGTTCTATTTTCTTTTTCTGATCTTTAGATGCTAATGTTATTCCTTGTTTATAACGTCTCATTAGTGAAGGGTTAATGCCTATTCTTTTGGCAAGTTCACTAATATTAAAGAAATTATAAGTTTTGAAGAACCCGGAAATGTCGTATTGATAATCAAATGAGATATCTCCTTTGTTCAATGCGTTAATGATATTTTTATTTTCGCTTTCATCAATAAACATTTCTAAATTTTCTTGTAAGTTCTCTTTGGCTTCCGTTTCGGTCAAGCCATATCCATACAAGGAGATTTCTTCTAAGTCCGGACAATATATTCCGTATCCACCATCAGAAGCCTTTTCAATAATAGCCTTAATAACCTTTGTAGCCATAATAATCCTTTTTATTTTTAGTTTAAATCATATCAAAAAAAATGAGAAATGTACATATACAGACAGGAAAATCCCTTCAAACAAGTAGAACTGCCTGAATTAGATCTGAATATGTACATTTCTCATTTCTTTTTCCTGTCTGCATTGCTTATTTGTATCAAAAAAGAAAGCGGGTATTATTTCAACCCCGCATTCTTTAAAATCTGATTTAAAGTACCTTTCGGAACTTCTTTACTAGGGTGTCTACCTACTGGAATGAAATTAGAATAATCAGGATGAACATATTTACTATGTTTCTTTCCTTCTACCTTTTTCCACCCATTGTTTTCCAGTAGCTGATACAGTTCAGAAAACTTCATAAGCAATTAATGTAAAAAAATCAATGACCTCTTGTTTGACAGTGCAAAAGTAACATATCTGTTACTTATATCCAAATTTATGAGTAACAAATATGTTACTTTGTCGAATATTTAACATTTGAACGTGAAACAGCCCCAAACCTAAGCCCGGGGCTGTCTTAATAATCATGTGAAGGATGCTGTCGCCACCTTCCCGCCAACCGTATTGCTGGCGGGACGTATTGTAACTGCGAGTCGTTGGGCCGGAGCCTTAACGTGCTGTACAATGCTTATCGTTTATGTGGTATCTTTTTATATTTGTTTTTAGTAACTATTTTCATGTACGGGTTTTGTCCGGTATCATTCCCTGTGCCTTCAGAGTTTTCTGCTTCCTTTCGGCTGCAAACTATTTTTTCCAGTCTCTTCACTTTTTCGAAGAGTACTCCGCACGCTTCTGAATTCAGAAGCAGTTGTTCCATGATCATTTCAGAATCTACTGTAATTTTACCTTTTCTGTAAATTTCCATAATTGTTCGTTTTTTTAGTTTACCTGTAATATTAGCTTCTGAATTTCAAATTCTCGTCTATTTCGTTTAACTTTATGTGTCCGCATGCGCTTAATTCCGATAATACTTCTGATAATTCATTACCAATGTTTTTATAAGGCCTGATTCTTACATCTATGGTATTCGAAGAATTCCGGTCGTCCAGTCTCCACATAAGAGTATCTATGTTTTCTCTTATGCTTTTCATCTTTGCTGCAATGATGCTTAAATCTGTTATCGTTTTCATAATTGTTCGTTTTTTATTGTTCGTAATATTAGTTATAGAAGAAAGGTTCTCCTTTCTTTCTGAACATCCTGTAACCTGCGTACAGGCATGCTAAAGACAATGCGATTTCAATCATAATTTAATCTTTGATGTGCAGTCTGCATCCCGTCTTCTCTTGTACCCGAAAGAGGAAGCTTGCGGCCTCGTCACTGTCTACTATTAGCTTGACCGCCGACAATCCTTCTGTCTTCGGCTTTAGGAGCACAAGGGTGCATGGTTGATTGTAATAGGTCTAATAAAACATAAGATCAGCCAGATACATGTTATCAATCTGGACTATATACTTTATAGGTGGACGTTCCATGACAATGTAATTTATATGAATACACTTGGTTATAGGTCTCGAATGGGTATAAAGGGGGCTGTACGGCTTTTTCCGTACTACAATATACCATCTGATTCTTAGCTTTAGAAGCTGAGTGAGAATTGTTTGTCCCCTTTAAGCTTTCGGAACATCTTAATGAAGTACTGTTGTCCCTTTGGAGTGATAACGGCACTTCGGTTGATGGTGATCCCGCTTATGGTATGGGAAGGAATTTCCGCCACCCTCATAATCCCTTCCGATATGGACTTCTGGGTAGGAAGGTTATACCTTATGCCTCTTTTTAATAGATAACCCTTTTGCCGGAGTGCACCATAAAGTGCATTACGTCCTTTCCGGAAGATTTTGTTCTGGTTAAGTATGTTCGCCATCTCTCCAATGGTAATGCAATTTTTGGACTGCATGATGCTGTCTGCGAATTCCACCTTTTCCCGGTAACTGTTATTTTCTAATACCAGCAAATGGTTCTCTTCCTTCAGGTTCTCTATCTGCCTGGCTTGGTTTGCGGCAAGGAGTAGGGCATCGCTGTAGGTTTTAGGGATGTTGTGTTGAGGCTGGATAGAATAGTTACCGGTTTTTATAACTGAAGGAATTACATCGTCAAATATCCAGCTTTCAAATTCATCAGCTTTCGGCATTTGACTTTTAGCGGTTAAACGATAGATGTTGCCTTCGTTGATAAACTTCATTTGTTGAGTCCTTCCCATCGAATCTATGACGTCACGATTCGTTACGCCATGTGATTTACAATGATTTAAGATCGCCTTACGTGGATTAGAATAACCTAAAGATGTTGCGATATCCGTTCCACAGAACCAGGTTTTACCGTCTTGAACAAACATACGAACCTTACCAAATAAAGGATGTTCGTGGATCTTAACTTTACCCGTTTCGTGAGCAGACGCAATTTGTATGGTACTATTATTCCCATTCAAATGGATTTCATTCGTTGTGACGTTCATATCTTAAGAATGATGATAAAAAGAAGCCCTCCGTAGGTGTGAACGTCACAACATACGCAGGGCATAGATGTCGCAGATCGTTTCCTTTCTGCCACCTTAGAGGGCTCCCAATATCTTGTACAAAAATTATTCGCTGTTTTTGCCCAAGAATTTTATGTTGTAACGTTCAGTTGCAAATATACAAATATTTGTTGAATTAGCAATAAGCTTAGCAAAAAAAATAGAGTCAAGAAGTAATTATATTCTTATCAGATTCGCTCTTTCTTCGTTTCTATACAATGATGAAAATAGCGAAGCAGGTACGAGGAGGGTACGAAGGAGGTGTGTACTAAATATAATGGATTTACAACAGTTGTGATTGATTGCATGGTGGAAAACTTGACGGTATACCTCAAATACTGGACGCGCTTTGCGGGTGATGAAGAATTCCAGGCAGGGAACGGTTAGTCGGTAGTTTATTCGATTGTGACCTCCCCGTTTTTGTTTTTGCTCCGCATTTCTGCGTAAAACTTGATAATCAATGTTCTCTATAAATTGCTTATCTGATATTAATGCCCTCACTGCATCTTCCTTTCGGAAATATACTAGCATATATACTTCTTCCAAGTTAATTGGAAATTGGTCATCCGTTTTTGGATAACTCTAACACTTTTGTTGAAATAGCATTTGATATCGCTTTCACTACTTTGTTTAGAAAGAATGATCCCCGTTTCGTGGGATAATGTCACAATCGGATTACTATTACTCATCTGATTGTGATTGTAGGAATTATTATTAAGCATAAACAACAAAAAGAGGTATTACCACCTTTCCCGCTGCTTAACACATTTCATCCAATGCTGGCATTCCATTACAGTTTGCCACGGGGGTATAGTAATACCTCAATATTTTAAATACAAGTATAAAAAATGCCTGCACAAATAATACAAGCTTGACTCACATTTGTGGGTTAATAAGTTAAATGTCGCAAATGTACGAATGTTTTACGAAATGTAAAAGAAAAATAGCTTTAATTTATCACAAGTGTTGTATTGATGAGGCTAATAACCCTTTGATGTAATGCTAATTATTTAGACATTGTATAAATAGTGAGGATTTAATCGAAATATATTGGTAATAAAGAATGTAATGCCTTATTTTGTGTTAGTTAACTAAAAACATACTCTTATGAATAAATTTTATGTTGTATTTGCGCTGTTATTTTTGATTAGTTGTCATGGATCAAAACAAGAGGCTCCAGATGAATATGAAAAATATTTAGATGCTAAGGAAAACGCATATTTGTCGACTGAGAATGTAGATACTATATTTTTAGGACTCAGATTTGGAATGAATAGACAGGAGGTAAATGATTATTTGGATTCATTACATCAAAAAGGTAGGCTTACATTAGATGATATTGGGGCGTATGCTTATATAATGAATACCGATGGCGCAAAAATTAAATGTACGTTAGGAGCTGATTTTTTTAAAGATAAACTTTATTATTTTAGATTACGTTTTAAAGGGTGGAACCCTGATTTGGATGAAGAGGAGTATTTCCCTATAGAGGTAGAAGGGGTAGAAGGATTTATGGAAACGCTTATAAATAAAGCAAGAAGAACGTTTTTACAAAGCTCTGAGTTAAAACATGTACAGTATGAGAAGTTTTATTATCAACGATTGGATTCTGCTAATTATTCTTCATTTATTAGAGATAATCTATTAGTTGAATTTAGTCCTCTTGGATTAATTGAATATATTAATGCTCCTATTGCTAAGAAGAAGGAAGAAATGGACAAAATGAATAAAAATAAAAATCTAAAAAAAACTATGTCTGATTTTTGAATATATAGGGTAATACATTTATAAGGGAAAACTAGTTTTTGGATTTATCAAAACGATGGTGCTACTTATGAATTAGGAAGAATATATAATATAATAGGTGGTAACACTTCTTCTGGTAGATGCATTGTAATTACTCAAAAAGGTACTAGATGCAAAAGAAAAGCATCTAAAGGAAGTTCTTATTGCTGGCAACATAAATATAATCACTAAGAAATAATTGATAAATTGGATAATATGAAAAGAATGAAATTTATATTAGGATGCTTTCTCTTGTTGTTTATAATTGCTTGCTCTAGCGATCAAAAAAGAGCAGAGAACATCGTTTCTAAAGATATAAAATCTCGATTAGCTTCAGGATGGGCTTACTTTCCTGTTAGATTTACAGAATTATCAGATGTTTTATCTAACATAAACGATGAAGATAATTATAAAGATATAAAAATGAATTTTGATAAAGTAGAGTATCAATATATTTATGATTCTATTTCATATCGTGAAAGCTATAAATCGGATAGTATACAATATGGAGTCGGCTTTGCTGAGCTTATGAAAAGGGAGCCGGTTTCGTTTGAAAGAGATGAATTACAAAGCAAACTTCAGGATTTGAAAGAGAAATACACTCCGTATGTTGTTGGGAGGGGTTTTATACATGTATATATTTGTAATACCCCTTTTGGTGATTCCTTATATTATTCCAAGTATGTTTTTGATGATAATATGACTATAAAAAATAACTATTTAATGTCTTTTTTTGTAGAGGAAGACTCAATTCCTAAGATTATAGAAAGCTATAAAAATGATAAATATATACATTCTGATTTGAATAGTGATTTGTGGTATTATTAATATGTCGTTTTGACCTAAGTTGGTACTACCTGCAATTTCAAACATAACAAAGTCGTATTATTTAAAACCTACAGATCGGTCAGTCTAAAGAATTTATAGATGCCATTAAAGAAAAACGAAAATAAATTTGTTTTTCTGTGTGTTAACTTGTTTATTTGTGATTAATATTAACGGTAAAACACACATGAATATGAAAAGCAAATTCCTTATTTCTACTACTAATAATATTGAGGGAACTCCTATAAAAAGATATATTGGAGCACTTTGTTCTAATATTGTGATTGGTACTAATGTGTTTTCAGATTTTGCGGCCTCTTTTACTGATTTTTTTGGTGGCCGATCTGATTCATATAAAAGAAAGTTAGAAATAATATATGATGAGGCATCCAAAGAATTAAAGCAGAAAGCTTTGAATATTGGTGCTAATTGTATTATTGGTTTTAAAGTTGACTTTGACGAAATTTCAGGAAAAGACAAATCAATGTTTATGGTTTCTGTTTCTGGAACCGCTTGCGTTGTTGATTATCCAGATAATGATAATGAAAATGATTTTAAGGCTGAAATAATAACTCAATCTGATCTGGATAAAGAAATATATAGAAGATTTATTGTTGATAGTATTAATAATAATGTAACCTTATCTCATGCATGGGTTGAATTTTTACTTGAAAATCCACAGGTAGAAATTATTCCAAAACTATTAGAAAGATATTCATCATGCTGTGATTCACTTCCATTTGCTGAAGAAACCAAAGATTTGGAAAAAGTTTTGTTAGCTTTTCCTAAAGAAAAACTTATTCCAATAATATATTCAGATGATTTGTCTAACCATAAATCATATATAGCAATTATAAAAAATGGTGGATATTTTGATGCTAAATCTATATTGAATTTTTTGGATATAGATATTCATGTAGCAATAATATTATTGGAAGCAAGAACAAATTATTATACCAAAGAGGATTTATCTTATATGAAACAAATTATAGATAAATTAGACAATCTGCCAAATACAGGAAAAATTGAATTGACCAAAGGAGGTTTGTTAGGGAAAGAACAAATGAAATTTATTTGTGAAAAAGGACATAGAAATGATCCCGAAGCCGAATTCTGTAACTGTGGTGTGAATCTGAAAGGGCTAACAAAGACAGAAGTGGATATAATAAATAGGTTTAAAATAAAAACAAAGGTGCTTGATGAAGTATTAGGATAGTTTCTAATTTATTAATAAATGATTATAATATTCCCCTTCAGCGATCCCCCTTCGCTATAGGGAATTTCTTTTGCCAACAAAAGATTAATTGGTAGATTATAATTATTCTGTAAAAAAAACGGCTCTAAAAGTGTTATTTTTGAAAATTATTATTATATTTGCCCAGCATTGGGTTGTACTTATGAAATTTAGAATTAATCAGAGGATTAAGATATAGAAAGCTGTGTAGGTCGCAACCCCCTGCATGGCTTTTGCCTTTTTATCTCCGCATGAAGAAATGCGGTACGTCCTCGAACGAAAAGACTTTATTATGAAAACAAATCAAATCATGATTCGTCCGATGGGTGAGTTTAAGGTGACTCAAAGGACAAAAGACGCATTTTCAATGCAACAGATTTACTAAAACAGTGGAATCAATTAAAAGGTATGAAGAAAGAAGTTAATGACTACTTCGATTTATCTTCTACTAAAGAGTTCATTTACACTATAATGGAAAGGGAAAATTATGATACGGGTAATTACCCCTATCATAAATCAAGGGCAAATAAAGGTGATAATGCGGGCACATGGATGCATCCACTGCTTTTTATTGATTTTGCAATGTGGATAAATCCCTCATTCAAATATGATGTTCTCAAATTTGTATATGATGAAATGATAAAATTCCGCAATCTTGCCGGTGATGCTTATCCTGCTATGTGTCGTTCCGTTTGTACAATACTCCCTGGGGATATATTTCAAAGAAAAATTAAGGATTTGGCAAAATCACTCAATATCATAGTCTATGGCAAACATGAATCAGAAATGCGTGATAAGATTGGCGATGAGGCTAAAATTCGTGAACTGTATGAGTTGGAATTACAAATAGCCCAATGGATAGATTTAGGTTTCATAAAAGACTATAACAGCCTTAAATCCACGTTGACTAAATTGTATTACCGGAAATATCCTAATGTTCTTCCTATCTGAAATATAGGTTTATTGGGTAATTGATATAAATAATATTCCCCTTCAGCGATCTTCCTTCGCTCCAGGGGATTTGTTTTGCCAACAAGTGATTGAATTTGATGCCTAATTTCTGATCCAAATATTATTCCTATTGTTTTTCCTATTATTGATCCTGTTCTAGTTCCTATTATTGAACCTAATCTTTATTCTATTTGTTTTTAAATTGATATTAATAATGTTAGATTAGTTGTTCTTTCATAGATAATTGACTATATTTGCATATTAAAAGACAATATACCTTTGGTATAACAAAGATATATGAGAAGAGGAAGTTTAAGTGTGCAATAGATAAAGAACAAAATTCTACTTAATAATTTTATTCATAGTGAATAATTGTGTTTCTTTGTATATGTCATACTAAACTTTGAAGAAATGAAATAAAGATACTCAATAAATTTTTAGATATATGAGCTTTATTGAAATCATAGGGGTTGTTATTTCCTCCATTGCGGCAATTCTTGGTGGAGTATGGTTTATAGTACAAAGAGCCTTTAGGTCTGGGGTTAACAACCATAGATTAGAAGAGGTTGAGAGAAAGGTTTGCAATGCTCAATGTGATATTCATCAAAGAGATATTACTCAATTGGGTATAGACTTAAAGGATATTAAGAATGATGTGATTGCTATTAAATCTATTTTGGTGATAAAACATAAAAATGCATCAGATATTTTTTCAATGAAGAATAGTCCAAGAGTTTTAAATAATAATGGATTACGTTTATTTGCTGAAATAGAGGGCAATAACTTTTTATTAGCAAATAAGGACTTCTTTTTTCAGAAGATGGATGAATTTAGGCCTAAGACAGCTTTAGATGTAGAAAATGCTGCCAATATTGCATGTACTGCAAATACAGATAATGAAATATTTAATACCATTAAGAACTTTGTCTATAATTCTCCTTCAATAATAATAACAGATAAAGAAGGAAATGAAAAAACTTATGAAGTAAATCTGGCTGATATTTGTTTTATATTAAGTATTCCATTTAAGAGATATGTACTTAAAGGAACATCCTGAAATAATGGCAGATATGTAATTTAAAAGAAAGGAGATAATAAGGATGACAAGCTTTGATAAACAGAGAATTATAGAAGTGGTGCTTTATATCCTCAATAAAACAGGGGGTATAGATTATTATCATCTATTTAAAATATTGTACTTTGCCAACCAGCGTAGTTTAGTAGAATGGGGGCAATTAATGATAACGGATAAATTCTGTGCTCTTCCTCATGGTCCTGTTCCTACAGAATTGTATAATACAATTAAAGGACAGCAAAGTGTTCTTCCTGATATGAAAAAAGATATTCATGTTGTGGACTACTATTTATTGCCAAAACGTGAGTCTGATGCAGATTATTTATCTAAATATGATATTGAAGTTTTAGATGAATGTATTTCTAAATATGGAAAGATGAATTTTGCGGAATTGGAAAAAACTTCTCATACAAATTGTTGGGAAAAGGCGAGGAGGCAGAAGGGGCCGCATGTCATTGATCCAGGAGAAATAGCTCGTGATGGAGGTGCAAGTGATGGATTAATTAAATATATCAATGAATCGATAGAATTTAATGAAGCCTTCGGAAATTAAGATAGGAGATGTATTCCGCATTACGATGAATAAAGCTAATGGTGTAATGCCAAAGCCGGGTGATGCCAATCGTGACAAATATTTTGTTGTTCTTGGATTTGATAATAAAGGTAATGCTTATGGTGGTGTTATATTTAATTCTTATATTAATATGAAATTGCCACCCTTAGTTCAAGCGATGCAGCATCCTGTAAAGGGAAAGGATTATGATTTTCTTTCATATGATAGCTATATAGATTGTTCTTCGATTAAGACTGTGAAGAAAATAAAACTTTTAAAAAGTTCATATTTAGGTTCCTTGGCTGAAGAAGATGTGTCAACTGTATGTGATAAAATTAAAAATAATTCCCGAATAAGTAAGTTTGAACTCAGAAGATTTGGATTATTATCTTGAAATAAATATAAGAATTTAAAGATATAGATACTTTATCACTATTTCTATCGCATTGGTAATTGAGATTAGCGGGGCAAACACCCCGCTTTTTTTATCTCCTTTTCTTGATTATCCCTCCTAAATCTAATTATGTACACTTTTGTACGGAAAAAACTTCCTTCTCCTCTAAATTTTATTATTAATATGTACTTTTTTGTAACCTGGGTATATTTATATTTGCGCCAGCGGGTAATGTCGCACGCTACTTAAACAATGGACGTATGGCTCAGGACTTAAAAATAACAGATTTTATTAGCGAAAAAGCTTTTGATCAAGTTGATAGATTTACAAAAGATATTATGTTGGCAAAAGCCGAATACGCTGCTTTTGCTGAAAAACTAGCTCAACAGGTAACAATAAAGGTTACTGGTTATGTCGAACTAAAGGAAAAGGCTAAAGGCGGTAATACAATCCTTAAAGAACTCTATGAGACTGAAACAAAAATCGTTAAGCTCCAAAAGGAACTCAATGCGATTTTAGTAGAATCAGGAAAAAGTTTACAGAAGCTATCTAATGCTAGCAATGTGGTGTCTATGTTTAATAAGCTAACAGAAAGTCTTGATAGAGCATCTTCTGCCTTAGAAAAGATAACTCAGACATCGTCTTCTGCCTCTCAGTCACAACAGCAGGCTGCGCAAGCAACTCAAAGTGCATCTGCGGCAATTGGGGAAGCTGCAAAGAATGTTGGAATTGCAGGAGGAGAGTATGATAGAATATTATCGAGTGTAAAAAGCTACAATGCTGAAGTACAAAAGCTCAATAATACGCTGATTTCAAATACCAGGGATTTGTCTGGTATAAGACAGGAACTAAGGAACCTGGATAGAGACTATAACAATGGTATTGTAACCGAACAAAAATATATTGATCAGAAAACAAAGCTTCTTCAAACAGAAAGAGAATTATCAGCTCAGAACCAGGCATATTCGAACCGGTTAAAGAATCATGCAATGGTTGCAATATCTCTAACCGGTAGCTACAATGAGATGAATGCGTCTCTCCTGGTCTTGGAGAAAAGATTTAAAGATCTATCTGAAACTGATCGTAATAGTGAGTTTGGTGTAAACTTACTTAAGGATATAGACAAGCTCAAAAACCAATTAAAGTCCATTGATGCCCAAATGGGAAACTACCAACGAAATGTTGGTAACTATGCTTCTCATTGGAATGGATTACAGGTATCAGTACAACAGATAGGAAGAGAATTGCCATCTTTAGCTATTGGATGGAATACTTTCTTCTTGGCTATATCCAACAATCTTCCTATACTTGCTGATGAAATAAAGAAGGCGAAAATCCAATATGAAGAATTTAAGAAAGCGGGTATTTCTAGTATTCCAGTATGGAAGCAAGTCGTATCTTCGATATTCAGTTGGCAGACCGCATTAGTTTTGGCCATTACAGTTCTTTCTATGTATGGTAAGGATATTATAGAATGGGTTGGTAGTTTATTTAAGGCCAAAAATGCAACTTTGGATTTGCTAACTGCTGAACAGCAATTAGCATTAGCAAGAAAAAAAGCCAGAGAAAATGTTGCTAAGGAAAAAGCTGATCTTGATATATTATATAAAAAAATGAAAGACAATTCTCTTTCAGCACAAGAGCGCATTGCTGTCACAAATGAATGGATAAAAAAATACCCGCAATACGCCAATATTCTTAACAAGGAAGGCGTTAACCTTTCTAGTTTGGAAGCTGCATATAAATCATTGAATAAAGAACTTTATGCAAATGCTGTAGCGAGAAGTTATGTCGATAATATTTCGGAGCTTTCGCTTAAAAAAGATCAAGAGGTGATAAAGGCTAGAAATCAATATGTGTCGTATTTGAAGGCTCAAGAGACGTTAGAAAAATCTATTGCTAATCTACGAAAGAACCAAGGAGAAGGCTATGATGTGACTACAAATAAAGCTATTAGAGATCAAATGGCATTTGTGGAAACGCAAAAGCAACTATGGCTTGATTTGCGCGCTAATGTGAAGCAATATGGCGAAGATATTGAGACAATATCAAATCATATAAATGTTTCTGATTTATTTCCTCAACCGAAGGAAGGTACTTTTGACTTCTGGCAACAGCAGAAAACCAGTGCCGATACCGCCTTAAAATCAATTCGTTCAGATATAAAGAAAACGCTGGATGCTTCCTCTAAGGCCGAAGATGACTATGATACCATGTTGAAGAAGGTATTTGCCATTAGAGGCAAAATGTCTGAAGATGAGGCAAGAGGTATCGTTGATTCCTACTTAAAGGCTAATAATGACATAAAAAAAGCTGATGAGGAATTAATGGTGTATCAGACAAAGACAATCAAGCAAATTACCAAAGAAAGAGAGAAGTATGCGGATTATATAAAAAAGATAGATAACCTTTTGGCTATGGCCAGGGCTAAGACAATAGATGCTGAACGTATTTCAGAAATAGAACAGGTAAAGGCGAAATATCAAGAGCGTGCATCCATTATTAAAGGTGAATCGGAAAAGGAACTTGAATTAAGGAAAACCTATGCTCAACTGGAAGCTAAAGAGATTGAGGATATCAACTTGAAATATGATACTCAGTTGGAACAATCCCGGTTAAAGAGGGATCTTGAAATAATAGAAGGAAATTCCCAACAGGAACTTGATTTGAGGTTGGAGAAGCAATTACAGCTCAATGAAGTATTGAGGGAAGTTGCTATATCTGAGGCACGAAAAAGGGGAGAGGATGAAGCGCAAGTTAATGAACTGTATGATAAGAAATTTAAAGATATTCTAAAGAACAATGTTCAGGATCGAATAAAGCTCTTATCTCAAGAGAATGAGATGCAGATTTCCCAATTAGAAATAAATAACCAGCAGCGCCTTAACGCTCTGGAGAAAGCCTATAAAAGAGGAGAGATAAACGAAAAGGAATATCAGCAAGGCTTATATAATATTCAGAGAGATGCTGTAAAGCTGAGGCTGGAGTTAATGCTGGCTGAAGCTCAGGCTGAATTGGTTGCCGCACAAGGAGTTCTTCCAGAGGCTGAGATTAAGAAAATACAGATTCGGATAGATAATCTGCGTGCTCAATTGGAAGCAGTTTCTCTTGCTAATCCGGAAGATGGAGAGAAGACAAAGCAATGGTCTGAAGGCTTCATTTCTGCGTTACGCAATATGCAAGAAGTTGCGGACGAGACTATGGGGGGATGGGCAGACGTTTTCAGTGTGTTTAATGAAACTCTATCCAAAATGGTATCCAGTGCTGATAGTTCCACTACAAGCATAGTTGATATGTTTAAGAAGATGTGGAATCAAATGAGCTCTGAAGATCGAGCTAAGTTGATTCTGGATTCTTTTTCTAACATATCAAAAGGTGTATCTGAGATCATGAGTAATATGTATGATTCCAGGATAGAAAGGATAGAAGAGGAACAGGAAGCATTGCAAGAATCACATGATAAAGAAATTGAGCAGATTGAAAACTTAGAGACATTAGGTGCAATCTCAGCTGAGGAGGCGGAAGCCAGAAAGCGTGCTGCTGAAGAACGGACAGCCCGCAAAGAGAAAGAATTGGAAAAGCAAAAAGCCCAGATGCAGGAGAAGAGTGCTAAGTGGGAGAAAGCCAACAGTATAGTTCAATCAATTATTGCCACTTCTCTTGCCGTAACTAAAGCTTTGCCAAATTTTGTTCTTGCTGCCATAGTAGGAGTTATGGGAGCCGCACAAACAGCTATTATTGCCGCTCAACCCATCCCCAAATACGCCAAAGGAACCGACAACCATCCCGGAGGTTTAGCCATCGTAGGTGATGGGGGTAGGCGAGAGGGGATCTTAACAAATAAGGGCCTCTTTGTCACTCCTTCCATACCTACATTGGTAGACTTGCCTAAAGGTGCAGCGGTCGTTCCTGATTTGGAGCAATACATCTCTGTTCGTCCACTTCTTAGATCGGACTTGGGAGCGATGGCACAGGACGCAGAACGTGAAGGCATTCCCTTCACAGTAAATGTAGATACCGGTGCTCTTGAATTAAGAAAGGAGATCCGCATATTAACAGATGAAGTACGCAAGTTAAGTAAGGCCCGTAGGAAGGAGGCGGTTCAAAGAGAGCTTGATTATCTCCATCGGACAATCTAAGGTAATTAATTGGCGAATTAATTTACCGAAAGCCATCAGGGCCGTGCGACACTTTGGTGGCTTTCATTTCTTTTAATTTAAAACACTGTGTGAAGGAGCGCAGAACGACGTTATGGCAAATTTAGTATTTCAAAACAGTAATGGCAGCGATGTTACTACTTCATTAATCGTTGCGCAGGTGTTCGGAAAGGAACACAAAAATGTAGTGAGGGATATTGAAAACCTCTCATGTTCAGAAAGTTTTAATCGGCTCAATTTTGAGCGCATCACTTACAAGGATGCAAGAAACAGAGAGCAAACCGCTTACGAAATGACCAAAGACGGTTTCAGCTTCCTTGTCATGGGTTATACTGGTACAAAAGCAGGAGAGTTTAAGGAACGCTTCATTAACGAGTTCAACAAACGGGAATCCCTACTAAAGAATGATGATTACATTCTTATGCGTTCCCAGCAGATTTTGCAGAAACGTTTGGAAGCATCTGAAGAGCGCTTAAGACAGCTTGAAGCTAAAACCGAACAGTTGCAAAACACCGTTGAATTACAAGACAAAGAACTGAAACAGGCTGCTCCCAAAGTCGAATACTGTGATAAGGTTCTTTCCTCTGAAGGCTATCTTACCGTCAACATGATAGCGGCATGCCTTGGCATATCTGACATCAAGCTAAACAAACTTCTTTGCCAATGGGGAATACAGTACAAGGAAAGTGGAGTGTACTATCTCTATTCTAAGTATAGGGATAAAGGCTATACCGTGCACAAGCCTCACGCATACATTGATAGCCTTGGGAATATCAAGACTAGGCAGCACATGTACTGGACGGAGATAGGCAAGAAGTTCATACTTGAGCTATATAGTTCCAAGGCTATTGTCTGAAATATTACATTGTTAATATATTTAAACCACTGCGTGAAGGAGCGCAGAACGACGTTATGAAAGATTTAGTATTTAAAGATGGTAGCAATCGGGTATTGACAAACAGTTTGTTGGTAGCTGAAAAGTTTGGGAAAGAACATAAACACGTATTAAATGCAATACGTGAATTAGTTAAGGGGTGTGCCGAAAATTCGGCTGACCCAATGTTTGCTGAAACAACTTATGTCAATGAACAAAATGGGCAGTCATATCCGATGTTCGTAATGAACCGTGATGGTTTTTCTTTACTTGCTATGGGATTTACCGGTAAGAGGGCATTGTTGTTTAAATTGGACTATATTAATGCTTTTAAAGCTATGGAAGCTAGGCTAAAAGAATTGCAAGTGCCCCAGTCCTATGCTGCTGCCCTTCGTCAGCTTGCCGATGAGGTAGAGGCTAAAGAGAAAGCTCAATTTCTTCTTGAACAGAAGACCGAACAGCTTGATGAATCAATGAAGTGGTATTCTATTAAAAGATATGCCAAGGAAAAGGGATTGAATTGGCGAAAAATCAATTGGCGTAAACTTAAAGCCTTGTCTTATGAGCATGGTTATGAGATAAAGAAAATATTCGATGGTAACTATGGACAGGTAAATATTTATCATATAGATATTTACAACATTTATTTTTCTCATTAAAATTATCGTGTGAAGGAGCGCAGAACGACGTTATGAAAGACATACAGATTTTTAAAAATGAGCAGTTCGGAGAAGTCCGAATTACTATGAGCGAAAGTGGTGAGCCTTTATTTTGTGCAAAGGATGTAGCAACATCATTAGGATATTCTAATACATCTGATGCTATTTCAAGGCATTGTAAATCAGGCGAAATCGTGTATCACGAACATGCTAATGGTATTGGAGGCACTAATATGATATACATTCCAGAAAAGGATGTGTTTCGTTTGATAATGAGAAGCAATCTCCCTGATGCCGAAAAGTTTCAAGATTGGGTGTGCGATGAGGTATTACCTTCTATCCGTAAACATGGCATATATGCCACTGACAATGTGATTGACCAAATTCTAAATAACCCGGATTTTGGAATTGAATTGCTTACGAAGTTGAAAGAAGAGCGTTCAGCTCGTGTTGAGGCAGAAAAGCAGGTAGCAATACTTACTCATGTAAATAAGACATACACTTGTACGGAAATAGCTAAGGAATTAGGTCTAAAGTCTGCCATTGAGTTGAATAATAAATTGAAGGTCTTAGGTATTCAGTATAAAGTTAACCAAACCTGGGTTCCATATACAAAATATTCAGAATTGGGGTGGTTTGATATTAAACAAGAATGTCTTGATAATGGCAGAATAATCTACCACCGGAGAATAACAGGGATTGGTAGGAAAGAAATTCTTAAGATGATTAATGTTACAAGATATAACTATAAATAAATGCTTAATCATGATATACGACGATTTAGATAAAATCCCCATGTCTCGCTTTATAGAAGTGTTCATGGGAAATCTGACTAAAGTTTCCGATGGCGAGCTTGCTGAGGCTGATGCAATAGCAATTGCCGAACGCTTGCTTGCCGAATACTCGGAAATAGTAGGAGGGCGTTCTGCGATAGCGGAAATAACAAAGCAGAATGAAATGCTCAACTGTGAGCTTAAAATTGAGTGTATGAGGGTTTGTGAATATCTCATTTCGGAAGGTAAGTTCGAACAAGTAAGTAAGACGCTTGTAAGATTCGGATTTAAGATACCCGCCAAGGATAAGGCTAGAATTCGACAACGTGTAGCTTCTATTTTGTCCACATCTCAATATAGGCTTGAGAAGCTAAGGGATAGCCGGCCGGAAGAGCTTAAGCCGGCAATGAGTAAAGACTACTTTACTAGGGAGAGAATTATGTTGATGGAGCATTTTAAAATGCACATCGACATACACAAGCTTTCTGCAAAGGAATATGCCTATATGGTAAAGAAGGTATGCGAAGAGACACAAGCAATGTTGCGTTCACTTAAAAAGAAATAGTATGTATAAATGTGAGTTATTGGTCGGTGGCTATGCTTATGATGTAACCGATGATCTGTCCAACTGGGACGATGTGAAATTGTCTTTTAAGCGTGATAATTATGACGGTGTGATTAGATCCTTCTCCACGAAGTTTCAGTTTGCCGGGTCGGGTTATTCTCTACTGAAGGGAGAATATAGGAAAGCTTATATAGATGCGTCTGCATCCATTGTATTTTATACACGCAATAACTCATGGACTTGGAATGAGCGGTTCCGTTGTGCGCTTGATTTTTCTACATTCAGTGACGATGGGAGCATAATCAGTATTAACGCAGTTGATGATAGCTTGGCGGCTCTTATCAAGGCGAATAAGGGAACGCAGTATGAGTATCCGGTTAGAGAATTAATGGAGTCAACTCAGTTGTATTATGATAGATTGATAATGTTAAATAGCATAAAATGGTATGTAACCGGAGAAACAACGGAAGATGAAAGCATGATTATAAATGCAAGTATTGGAGATACGACTTTGCCGATTTATTTGGGAAATCCCGAAATACAAACTAAAGATATTGTGGAAATATATGATGTTCAGCAAAAGGCGTATAGTTCTGGGGATAAAAATTATGAACCATTTCTGAAATGCATATCATCTGAAAAAGTAAACGCAAAAATAACCGGGAATCTTTATTTTAATACAAAATATGAATCGGAAGTAACCCAGGTGAGAACCGTCCGAATCTATTTAAGAAAAGAGGATGGGACGGATGTGATTGTTGCTTCCGGTTTATTGCCGAGTGGAGGATGGAATATCGATATAAATACTACTGTTGAACTACAAAAAGACTCTATACTATATTGCTTGATAGATTCAGGAACAAATGCCACTATAACCGTTACTAGGACAAGTCATATTTCAATAGAGTTTTATGGAAGAGACAAGCCTATTAATATATATGTAATCAAACCTATATCTCTAATTAGCCGTCTATTGACATCCATTAATGGCGAGAAAGAGGGGATAACTTGTGAAATAGCCTCAGGGGTTGATAGTAGACTGGATAATACCCTGATTGTTGCTGCTGAAAGTATCCGTGGGTTGGAAAAAGCAAAGATATATACCAGCTATACAAAGTTTACTAAATGGATGGAGGCCGAGTTTGGTTTTGTTCCTGTTATAAATGACAATAAAGTGTCTTTTGTTCATAGAGATAGTTTATTCACTGATGTAGAGATCAAAGACCTGGCGGATCAATGGAATGATTTTACCTATTCGGTAAATGCATCACTTATCTATGCAAATGTAAAGGCCGGATACGATAAGCAGGATTATGATAGTGTTAATGGTAGGGATGAGTTTCGTTTTACGAATGAATATACTACTGGTCACACACTTACGGATAACGTATTGGACCTCATAAGCCCTTATCGTGCTGATGCTTATGGCATTGAATTCCTTGCAGCCAAACGAGGAGAGGATACAACGGATAGTGATAGTGATAATGACATATTCTTTGTAGGAGCATCGGTTAGCGGAGGGGAATATAAATTGATTAGAGGTGGAAACTATTCGATAACAGGAGTTATATCTCCTGAGAGTATGTTTAATGTGATGTATGCACCAAGATTTATGATTGAGGCGAATAAAAAATATATAGGTGTAAGTGCCTCTTTACTTGCATTCGCATCGTCCAATGGTAATAGTGATATTGTTATTAATGGTGTTGCTGAAACTGAGGATATCCCTATAAATGAATCAGACTTTACAATAGGTGAAGTCAGCGTGGAAACCGGTGATGTTGATGTTCCTGTAGACTTAAAAGGCTACATTTCTCTAACTCACCATGGAGAGGTTTATAAAGGTTATATAAGTAAGTCTGATTTCAATTATGGAAAATCGGAAGCTGTTAAGTACACTTTAATAATAAAAAGTATCGAATAGCGGTTGTACGATTGTATATCAAGATTAAATTAGTATATTTGCAATATGCAGGTGAAGGAGCCTGCTTCTCAAAAAAGGACGTAAGGACATGGTTAAGATTGGCGACGTTTGCCCGTTGTTCTTTAACCCAATAAAGGACAAATTTGGGATTGAAGTAGATTATATACAGAAGTTTTATACAGGTGACAATATTCACTTGCAGATATTTGCTAATGTAGGCGAGAGCGTATCAGCCACGCTTATCGATTTAATCAACGACACTTCCACCAGTATTAGTCTTTCGACATACAACCAGAATTCTGAGGTTGTGATGCATTATGCCGTATTGACCGGATTGCCTGACAGTGATTATAAGGTTAATGTAAATGGTATCCTTTCCGAACCTTTCTGCGTGTCTTCTTCTTCTGAATTATTGGAAAGGACAACGCTTATCAAATATTCCCATAAAGATAATAACTCGGTTTTTAATAATATCTTTTGGATCGGAGGCACACAGGTTATATTTGATTGGCGTGTTGAGGCGGGCTTTAAGCCAAACGGCTATACTCCTAAGCTGGAGAATGAACAATATCGCAATCAATGGCAGGAAATTAAAAATCTGTATTCTGTTCCTTATGATTCATATGTGCTTACTATTGGTGACGCTTGTGGAGTTCCTTATTGGTATGGCCGGCACTTGAACCGGATATTGTGTCTTTCTAAATTTATTGTGAAAGATACCGGCTTTGTACGGTCAGAAAACTCGGTACCGGAAATGTCTCAAGTTATCGAGGATAGTCAGTTGTTTAATATTACTTGTGGTATCGAACCGCAATATAATGATATATCAGGTAAGGAAATCCCAGAAGAAGAAGAGACTTACTCTATTACAGTAGGTATCAATCCATCCAATATTGGTCAATGTACCGTAACTGCTACAGGAGATTATATTGGAATATTGCCATCTTCTGACGGTTCCACCTATATTATTACGGCTGTTTCCGGAGGAACTGTAACCGTTAGCATATTGGCAGAAACAGGTTATATAGTATCACAACTGAATGTAGATAAAGTTTCACAAGGTGCTGTTGATAGTTATACGTTTGAGAATATAGACTCTGACCATACCATGTATGTATGGATGGAGGAGGAGATTATCCAAACAGATACAGATTTCCTCATCCGCAGTGATAAGCCATCTGTTTATTATTCCGGACTCGGTGAATGTATTGCCGCAATTAAAGAGGATTATCCGGATAAGCTCACACAGGATATTATGATTTCCTGTGTAAAAAAAGCTACGGAAATCCGCGGGTCAGAATATAATTCGGTCTTTGGTATCTGGACCTCCCGTCTTGTAGATTGGAATAAGGACAGCCTTTATACTCTGACCATCAACGGAAACAATCAATATACAATAAACTGCAAGTGGCTTGGTGGCCTTCTTTTTGAAAATGTGGATAATGTTTTCATTAAAGGAATATCTATGCTTAATTATTGTAATTTCTCAGGACAAAGTACGCCAGATGAAATATCGGCAATCATGGTACGCAGCAATGATGATACCGATAAGGTCAAGAATGTCGCTATTCATAATTGCAAGTTTAATGGATATTATGTCAATAATTCCGGGGATCAGGTACATACCTGGTATTGTTTACGCTTTAAAAATGCGGCAAATGTTATAATTGATTCCTGTAATTTTGATAAGGCGGCGGCTGTTGCTATATATATGAACGGAATTGAAACAACTGAAATAACACGTTCATATCTGCAAGGTGACTATTATATTGATGCGGCCGGTGTCGGTCATTCTACTGTGTTATCTATTGCTGGGAATAATGCTTATTTGAAATTGGCAGATAATACTATTGACGGCACAGGTATGATAGAATACACATGTTCTATCGGCGGAGTCAGTGAATTTGATTTGGTTAGAAATACAATTAAAAATTGCGCAGGCCAGCCTTTCAGCATATCCGGAGATATGCAGCGTTTCAATATAAAAAGTAATCTGTTCCATTCAAATATTACAGGTGGTCAGTATGCTTATACTAGAAGAATATTTGGTTGTTCGGGTATTAAAGAGCTCAACGTTGATAATAACACCGTCTATTTTAATGGTGAGTTTACGACATCACAGGAGTTTTTATCGGGTAATTTTGAAAAGCTTGTAAACTATAATAATATTTTTATTAATAAATTAGGAAAAGCTTATGTCATATATCTGAATAGCAATGGGGTTAAAGAATATATTTCTGGAAATAACATTTATGCTTCCGCTTTTTGGAATGATGATTCAACACAGCGATTTAGTAGGCTATCGCCGGTAGAAGCAGAAGTAAATGAAGGTGATTATTTAGACTTTTCTTTTGAGACAAGAAAATTGGCAGAATATCAAAATCGTGGATATGAGACAGATTCAGTCGCATTAAGCAATACAGACAGTATCCTGGATATTGATGATGGCGGATCAGATTATAAACTTCTTGAATCTTTGAAAAATACTTATTTGTCTAATAAAGAATACGCTCCGGAATTTGATATAGATTATTTGCGTGCGTCAGTTGATAATGTCTCTCCAGGAGCTTATAACCTGTTCGGTGAACAGTGGGATGAAACAACAGATAATAGCACCGGTTATGAAGGTACAAACATGGTTGACCGTAACTTCTTTACCAGTGATGCGGCCTACATTGCACCTACGGATGATACGATAATAATAAGAGTAAATTCGAAAAATAGACAGAACTTTATCAAATCTCTGTTTTCTTCGGATAATGGACATTCTTTCCTTCGCTTTGGGAAAGTGATAAATGCATCTTTGGAATGTAAGTACGATAAGGAAACAGGTATGTATATAGAGGACAATAATTATACATTAACAATTCAAGAAGAAAACTATGGCTAATCAGGAATATACAGACAAACTCATCGGTGGAATTGGACGTGTTAAATTGGCAACGAATGTAACTAATTCATTTCCTTTCATTGGAGAAACGGTGACTTTGGAGGCCATAACAAAATGGGCTCAAAGAATGTATTTCACTAAAAGGAGCACATCTGATACTTCCGTAGAAACAGAAGAAATTATCGATAACACTTCACAGAATACTTCAGTTGCTATTCCTGTTGATAGTGAAGGCGATTTGAGACAGGAAGTGCGTGCGGTCAACTATCGTAATGCAAATGAACTTTTTTCTGCCTCTTTGACACGTTATCTGTATGCAATGCAACCTCAGACACTCCCTTATCATACAGTCAGGGTATCTTCCGAGATAAATCGGACAGATCAAAATTTTGATCTGTTTATTTCCGGGGATAATGGTTATGATACATCTCGTAATCGTATCGTTCAGGTATATATCCTTAAAGAAAATGGTAGCATTGATAATCCTGATGATGTGATTTCTGTAAGGACGGATTCTGATTATACCAATGATGAAAATGAACAAGTCTTTTCCGGATATACCATACCGACAAGAGGCATTTATGACGTGGAAACACGTTATCATGATGTAGATAGTCAGAAGACTATCAGTAAGCGAATTAATAAACTGATTACGATAACTCCACGTTTGGCGGCTAAACCATTGGAAGATCAGGAACCATTAATGAGTATTGTATCTGATGGATATCCGGATGCTAAGATTGATGTGTATGAAACGGGAGTAAACGATTGTTATATGGTTTTTACTATTCCGGATACGAGTTATTATAAAGATATAAATCTTGATAGTCTTCCCTCCGGTTATGATGCCTATACTCTTGTATTAAAGAAAGCTGTGGAAAACGGTACTTCACGTTTGAGATTGGCTAATACGGAGATTAAGGGTAATCCGCAGCAAAGCCCTTCCCCGCAATTTTCTGAGAATAATCCGTTGGTGGTAACTATTGACCAGAATACACCATTGGCACTTTATGGTACAAGCTGGAATACTCTATGTTTTGTTTCCATGTGGCATGTCGTAGTGGACGGAAGAGGATATTATAACATCTCCAAAGGTTTTAGATTAGATCGTAATCCTGATTCTAGTATTACAGCTCCAACAATTCATGTGCAGGTGCCGGACGGGAGCAAATACTTTGAGATGTTCGAAGTTGAGATACAATCATGTAATTTTGCAGGTATATCGATAAAAACTGATCCAACGTCTGCTAATCCTTGGTACTGGTATGGCAATTTTGAGCTAAATAATCTTTGGTTGCATCATCTGTATGTACATGATACAGTAAGTGAGGGATGCTATATCGGTTATTTTACTCCCGAAAAGTCGACAGTTTCTTATACTGGTGAAACCGTAACATTTAAAAATTTGAAAAATGAAACTGTTACCTACACAAAGGGGCAGTCATATACCAAAAAAGCCCATTATATAACCAATTTCAGATTTTATCGCAATAATTTCGAACATTCCGGATATGATGGTGTGCAGATATCCAATTCGATAGGAGAAGTGTGTTACAACCAATTGTATGATTGTGCCTATAAGGAGGAAGCATCGCAAACTTCCGGTTTGTCTATCCAGAGTTTTTCAGGTAAATGCTACAATAACTTGTTGCTGGATAATCATGGTCCGAATATGCAGATAGGTCCTATTGGTGACATTGATATCTTTAACAATGTGGTACAATCCAACCGCGGCGCCGGAATCCAATTCATTTTTAGCTATGATACTCCGGAACAAAACCCGACAGGAGCTTCGGCCGGCAGCGGAGTTATCAATGAGGACTTGCAAGTTGTATTTCATAACAATGTTATTTCAACTCCCGGATTGACAGCTAACGGACGTAACACCGTACAGGTGAGAGGTGTTCATATGTATGATAATATAATAGCTAATAATGGGCAGTTGTTTGCCAATATGACACCGGAAACACTTGCTGTATGGGAATCCCAAGCTGTCAATAATGAGGTTTTCCTTTACTCTGATTTGTATCAGAAAGCTATTGATTTAAAAATTGCAGACTACGTAAGTGGAGATTATCGTATTGCTTTTGATAGTTCTCTGATAAGTGCAGGTCTTGGTACTACCTTCAGTTTTGATTATAGGGGGTATCTGAATTGGTATAATTCAGTTTATCCTATCGGGGCATTTATGGGGAAATACATTGATGCCAATGTAACAGATAGCGGAATACGTCTAAGAGGTATTACGCTTACTTTATCTACAACTATTACAAATGGAGTAGAGGTTTCATTTGATTATATTGGAATTCCTACTCATTATAGATTGGGAGAAAATGAAGATATAAGTTCTGTTGCATGGTTAGAGTGGACAGAAGATATAACCTACATATTTTCTTCTACAGGAAATAAGACATTGTATGCACAGATTAAGAATTCAAAAGATGAAGTTTCTGAGATTCAAAGTGCGTCTATAAACATACCTGAAATCAGTGATAAAATTATTGTTTCAACAGGATGGACCACCAGCGAGCTTGGAGGGGTATATTCGATATATGATGACGTAAACTTATTAACAAAAGTAGCTGCTACAACTAAAAACAATCCTTGTAGTTTGTACACTGTAATGGGCAAAGCAATGGGGACTTTTACAAAGATTGACGGAGAAGGCGCATCTTACATGGCAGCAGGTACCAAAGGTGCATCTACCGGTGATAATAGTGGAATATACGCAGATGAAATTTTAGAGCATAATGTTTGCACGGTATCAAATGCTGAAAAATACCGGGAAAATAAAATAGAGGGCTTGGTAGCTGGTACATACAAAGTGCGAATATTCTGTTCCACGATAAGTGCAAATATTAATATTGAGAAATCTTCATGGAAATTATCGGTAGGAGGGAGCGAGAGTGATTTTATTAGACCTGAGAACTTTACTCCTAAAGACAACCTTACAGATTGGCTGGAACAAACCATTGAAGTTGGAGAAGATGGCTTTAGTATTATTTGGGGGGTAACCGCTGCCGGAGGTTATGTTTGTGTTCCGTTTAATATCATAGAAATTGAAAAAGTATGAAAAAGTTTATTTTCCTTATAGAAAAGCTGGGCTACAAATTTAAAGTTGAAGCCAGTTGTGGAGGTGAAGCATTGTACAAATTAATGCAGGATAATCCAGCACATGAAGTCTTTAATGACTGCATTGAAGGTAGTCCGGTAGGCTTTAACCTTACAGTATTAGTGAAAGGTGAAGAAATTAAATCTAAAATTAGAGAGTTTGAAGTAACACTCTCTGAAAAAGGTTTCGGTTCTTCTGTACCCGGCTTTGAAGATATTTGCAGCCATATTTTGGATAATCTTTTATATCCGATTTCAGTACTTTCTCCGATAGAAGAAGTTTCTTATATACTAAATTCAGAACAAGACGCAGAAAAGGTTAAATCTGAAATTCGAAATTGTATTTATGGATTAATAGATAGACTTCAAAGGAGTGAAGGATTAGTTCATGATCTGGAGAGGTTGAAAAATCCCGTCTGACTCTCACGAGCCGGACGAGATTGTGAGCGAGATAGTGTCCTAACTATCCTATTGCAAAGATAAGATTAATTTTATAAAATTAAAAGTAATGGATACGGAAGTTGTAAATGCGGCTCTTCAAACGGGAAGAGGTATTAGTGAGTTTGGAATGATGGCTATCACGGCAGGCTTTTTTCTTGTATTATCCGCTTTAATGTGGATTGCTTGCTTTCGGTGGTTTATGAGTATTATTAACGGTATATTATCAGCCCAGGGAGCAAATTGGCAGGAATTAAAAAGACAAATGATTGAAAACAACCACATAATGACACGTATAGCCGAAGGATTACAACCGGAAACACAGTTAAGAGTTAAAACCCTATCTAATCTTCTTTTTGATCTTTCGGTAGAAAAGGTGTGTCGTATTATAAAGAAGATAAGAGAAGAGAATCATATAGTAGATAAGGAGAATACCATTAAGAAGATACGGACTTTGCTAACGAACATACACGAAGATCGTAATAGTAAACTTGATTGCTTTACCTATCATGGCAATAAATTGTCTGATTATACAGACAGGAAATGGATTGATCAGGTGGCAAAGGTGGTAGAGGCTGAAATATACAATGTAGAAGGTCCTAACAATGGGCGTGCCTATACAAACATCGAATCGGCGTATGCTAATATTAGATTAGAATTTTATCACAATTTAAATGAAAGATAATTATGGCAAATGTTGAAAAACTGGCACCTCTTATCTTGAAGTGGGAGGGTGGCTTCGTAAATGATCCTGATGACCTAGGTGGTGCGACTAATCGAGGTGTAACGCTTGCAACCTATATGCAGTATTGCCGGAAGAAAGGTTATCCGGTACCGACCGTTGAGAGGTTGAAGAATCTATCTGAACATGAATGGACCGAGATATTAAAGACAATGTATTGGGACAGATGGAAGGCTGACCAGATAGAAAGTCAGTCTGTTGCTAATATTCTGGTAGATTGGGTTTGGGCTTCGGGAAACTACGGTATAAAGATACCGCAACAGCTTCTTAACGTTAAGGTGGACGGCATTGTTGGTCCTAAAACCCTTGAAGCTGTTAACTCACGTAATCCTCGCGAATTATTCGATATGATTAAGATTTCACGGTTTGACTTCATCGAGGAAATTTGTCGTAAGCGCCCGGCTAACAACAAGTTCAAGAGAGGCTGGTTAAATCGAATCAATGATTTCATCTTTGAGCTATAATATAACGGCAATGTACTATCACAGCGGAAGGCCGTTCAAAAGAGTTTATATGAACCTTATAGTAACACTAATAAAAAGAAAATGTTCATGAATAATCTAAAAGAAATGGTTAGGCTATCAATAATAGGTTTTATAGCCTTGCTTGTGATGGGAATTATGATGTTATTATATTCTTGCGGAAGCCATAAATCTACCACAAGCCAGGAAACATCCATTCAGAGAAAAGATAGTACCGGAATGGCTGTTGATTTTGGATTTACCAGTAAGCAGGATATATCCAACTTCTTGCATTCTACTATGAATCGGAAAATAAACTGGAAGTTGTATGATACCAGTAAGCCGGTTAATCCGGATACAGGTAAATATCCGTTGCTGGCCGAAGGTAATACTGAAGAAGACAATCAGATTGATCAAAATACCAATATCGCATTGTTGAATAGTACTGCATTGAAATCGGATAGCTCATCGTCTTCCTGGAGTCAAGAAAACGATAGGCAGGAACAGGAGAAGCAGAAAGATGAAACAACAGTACCAAAACAGATTTCCGGTGTAATATGGGCGTCGGCTACATTGTTGCTATTGATGATTGCAGCATGGATAATCTATAAAACAAGGAAAGGAGGTTAATATGATTTAACTAATTGATTATTAGAGATGAGTAGAAGCATCTCGCAGTACATTAACAAATACTCTCTTTCCGGGGCTTAGAGATAAAAGAAAGCCCCCAACGCTCGCGTTTTACACCACATAAAACAATGATTAAGCATAAGGAATGCACGTTGGAGGCTTATAATACCTTTAACGCTATTCCTTATGCTTTGTTCATATATACAATGTTTTATGTGGTAAGGCAAAGGTAAACATAAAAATGGAAATTCTATGTGTAAATCTGAAATCTTTGCTGAAATATTGGAAATAGTCTCTCAAGAAACGGAGATATCCGTCGAACGAATACTTTCCTCTGATAAAGATACTGAAACCGTTGATGCACGCTATTTGCTAGTTCACATCCTTTCAGAAATGGGATTCTACCCTGTTCAAACATCTATTCATTTACATAAGACCAAAAGAACCATAAACTATATTATATCCAATTTTCAGGAGCGACTGGATAGTGGGAAAATGATGAGAATATATTTGGAAAACATAAAGAAACAGCTTGGAAATAACTGATTTCAAGGGTCTTGTCATATAGGTACTTTTGCTCCACGGTCATATGGCCGGAACTAATAGTATATATTATGAGCGAAACAAAAACTTATGTGTTTCCGGAAAGTGGAAACAGCGGAGGAAGTCGAATGATGGCGAAGCTTGCTCCTCTTCTTCAAAAAAATGGACTTGATCCTAATTTATTACTAGCTATGAACAACCGTGGAAATGGCGGGTTTGGTGGTGACGGTTCTTCTTTTTTGTGGATTATCTTCCTGTTCTTTTTGTTCCCATTGATGGGACGCGGAGGCTGGGGTAACGGCTTTGGTGGTGGTAATGATGGCGGTGTACCTGCTAATGCTGGTCTCGCTGGCCTTATTAACAATGACAATGGTCGCGAACTGTTGATGCAAGCTATTACAGGAAACGGACAAGCTATCAATAACTTGGCTACAAACTTAAACTGTTCTGTTGGTCAGATTCAACAGGCTATTAATGGCGTAAGCTCCAAAGTAGCAGAAGTGGGTTGTCAGGTAGGTATGAGTTCTCAACAGATTATCAACTCAATTCAGGCGGGAAATTGTCAGATTGCAAGCCAGATGGCTAGTTGTTGCTGCGACATCAAGACAGCTATTCAGCAGCAAGGTTATGAAAATCAATTGGCAACTTTGAATCAGACTACCACTTTGACTAATCAGTCAAATAATCAGTTTAATATTCTTGGCGCCAAGATTGATGCTCAGACCCAAATCATCAACGACAAGTTCTGTCAACTTGAAATGCGTGAGATGCAAAACAAGATTGATACACTTCGTGGTGAAAAAGCCGCATTGGAATCTGCTGCTTTAACTCAAGCTCAGACTGCCAATATTATCAATCAGCTTAAGCCGTGTCCTTCTCCGGCATATTTTGTGCCAAACCCAAACTGTTGCTATGGTAATCCTACTGTAGTTTTCAATGAAGGAACTGGTTACAATAACGGCTGTGGCTGTTAATTTAAGAAAGGAGGAATTTATGCCTACTATTGTAAATGGCGTTCCTGTTGTAAGACGGATCGTAGTGCCAAAGATTGATTTGAATGGTATTCCTGTAATTGAAACTACAGGATATGTAGAAACAACCAATGATGTGGCTACTGTGGATTATGGTATTAATCCATGTATTTGGAGAGCGTTACCGACTCGTGGTGTAGTCGTGTGGAAAGTAAGACATCCTGTTACGACAACAGGTGCCACGCTTCCTGTAAATGTTGTAATTCCGACTTCAACAAGTAACTCGACTGTCATATCAGACAATTCAAGTCTAGGAACGAATAAAATTCCTGTAATTGACAATAAATCCACGCAAGTCTTAGGGCATGATGTGACAGTGCCTTCAGGGACTGCTGCGCCTGCTCCGCAAGTACAAGCTGGTTATACTACAGAGCATTGGGTATATATTGACAAATGTTGTGGTATATTCAGGCTTATGGGAGTTACAGCAATTAACAGCCCGGCAGAAGCGGCCGCACCTGCAGAAAATGTACAGGTTGCATCAGCTAATAAAAAATAATTAAAAACAACTATTATGTTTCAGAGTCTAAGACAATCCAATCTATTTTATATCCTTCAAAAAGGTGAGACTCCTGCATTGAAAGTGGGGCAGGTTGTTTCTGTAAGCAATCCTCAACCTAAATATGGGCAATATGTTCCTGGTCAAGCTTTTGGGCAAAATATGGAAACTGTTGTTGATGTGACAGTTAAGGTCGGTGAAGAAACAATGGAATTTAAACAGCTTCCAGCCAATCTTTCTATTGCGAATTTTGGCCAAAATGGCGTTGTGGTATCTGAAAGTAGAGAAGCTATGAACGCTGAGGTAGAGTCTATGTTAAGAACCAGTAATCAAGTTATAGAAAGTGTTCCTTTCCATAAAAATGTAATTTCTTCTTGTGACGGTATTCTACGGGATTTGAATCCTCAATTTGCTAAAGAAAAGGAGCAAGAAGAGAAAATCGGTGCCCTTGAGCAGAAAGTGTGTGGCGTTGAGAGTACTCTCACGGATATAAAAGATATGCTTTCTAAGGCTTTGGGAGGTAGTAGCAACAATTCTAAAAAACAATAAGTATGATGATGATTGAAATTTCCGAGAGCAAGGTCGAGAAAATGTCCGACTATGCGGAAAAGATGCTTCGTTATGGTGGTAAGCTTATGCAGTGCCTGGAAGAGATTTCCGGCGGTGAAGAAATGGGCGAGCGCTGGGATGAAGATCGCAGATATGACGATGCCCGCTATTTCGACGAAGAAAATATGGGCGAACGCGGCGGCTATGGCCGTGGTGGCAGTTCAAGTCGTGGTGGCAGTGGCATGGGCGAAAGACGTGGTGTTAGAGGCACCGGACGTTATTCCCGTTATCGTTAAGTGTAACCATGAGGAGTCGCATTATGTGGCTCCTCTATAATACTTTATATTATGAGAAGAGAATCCCTGGATATATATGACGAGCGTCCCAGAGAAATGAAAGCATACCTGTCAAATTTTGGTTGGCATTTCAATAAAAAGATGTGTGATTTTGCTGTTTCATTAATGAAAAAAGTAAATTCTGCTACAAACAAAAAAGAACGTATTGATCCGATAACAAAAGATAAGGTAGATGAATTGCTCACTCGTTATGGTATAAAGCTTGATAATAATGCCTTGTATGATTATATCTATGTGGCAAACATGTGCAAAGCTGATTTTTTGAAATCCTCGGTGCCGGACGAACAACACCTTGCTTTATACATTAAAGACACGATAGATGATCCGGATGCTCCAGACGGCACAACAATGCGTCGTTGGTATGCAACTATGATTGCGGCAGGGGAACCGATTGAGTGGGATGAAATGTTGTAGATATGATAAAGCAGCAGTTTACTTTACCCAAATATGAGTGGCATTGCTCTGTTTATTATGCGGTTGATTGCTACTATGTAACAGAAATCCTTGCAGAAATGCATAGCATTGGATGCGATGGAGCTATGTTGCGTACAGCCTATGAAAATATGAGCTCCGGAAAAATGAATACTGGTGTCACGTACTCTAATTTTGGAAACCGGAAAACGGTGATGGTTATTGCATTGACTTCATCTGCAAAGGAATTTGCCAAGTCTTGGCGTCACGAGTGCGGCCACATGGCAACACATATTTGCCAGGCATTAGACATTACTCCATATGGTGAAGAGATACAATATATTGGCGATGACATAATAGAAGCTATGTGGGAGTATGCGCATCCTCTTTTGTGTGAATGTGACTGCTGCAAACATAAGGTAAAAGAAATGATATGAAAAAGAAACAGATACAAAAAGCGATGAAGAGCGACACGCCTATTAATAGCATGTACGCTCTCATTCCAGAAAAGAGGCGTGAAGCGTTTAAACGTTTTGCTGCCTGTTTTGGTTTTACCGAAGAAAATATCAAGTCCATTTTGGCAAATGAGAAACGATAAATTAGATATATTGCTCCAGCAAGTTGATGATATACCTCATTGGCTGTTTTGCAAAGTGTTGACCGCACTTCAATGGAACGTCTATTAAACAGGGCGTCTGGCGTGTTAACCCGGATAATTCCTTTTTGTTGTGATAAGAATAATTTCTTATTGCCTAGATTTATTGTTTGGATGAGGCTTACACGTGCATGTGGAAAGCATTATTACTTCTCCTCATTGAATTTATTAACATAATCTATAACCTTTCTATTTGCATCATCTACTTTTTTATAGTCAAAATTGATATAGATCGAAGTCACGGCTGATCCTATGTTGTGACCTAGGGCGGCCGAAATGGTTTCTTTGGGAATGTCTAATTCAGCCGCAATGGTTGCCCATGTATGCCGTGACCAGTAGCTGGATAAGTCAGGAAATAATGGTTTCCTAATTTTCTTTCCTCCTAATCCCTTTCGCTCTGTTTCGCCAATTTGTTTTAAGCTGTTTCCCATTCTATGGAGAAAGTCTTTGTAGTTCTGATAATCATCACATATGCTAAGAAGATAGTTGTTACCTTTATATTGTTCGATAATCTTCATGGCTTCGGGCTCGACTTTAATACTGTATAATTTGCCGGTTTTGGCACGTTTGTATTCAATACGTCCATGATTAAGGGAATTAGGCTTTGCATTAAATAAATCAGCAGCATTTATTCCGATAAGATAAAACATGAGCATAAACATATCTCTGTATTTCTTTTGATACTCTTCACAAGGATAGTCTCTAAGCATCACAAGCTGTTCGATTGTTAAGGATCGCTTTCTGGTCTCCTCTTTCTTTATTCTGAATTTACGGAATGGGTATAAAGGCGTGATTTCTTCATCTATTGCATAGTTAAATACAGCACGTATATTTCTGAAGTGAATGGCATATGCATTTATTTTCATTGATTTGGCCATCCATTCTTCAAATGATTTTAGCCATTTATAATCAATAGACTCAAAGGTACATTCCGGATCGAATACTGATATTTTGTTTCTGGTAGTTTGATAGAGGGATTTTGTTCCAACGTTTTTCTTTAGATCGACAAATTGATCAAAGTAATACAAGAAGTTCTTTTCTGCACTTTGTCTATTGTTTATGGCTTCTTCTATCTGTTCTTTCAGTTTTTTATCTGTGGTCAATTTTAATTTTCCACTTTCTTCAAGGATGAGAATCAACGTCTCGACTTTGTTTTTGATATTCCGAATTGCTATATTCTTAGGTTTATAATTCTTTTCTTGCTTATTGTACTCTTTTCCATCCCATGTTTCAGGCGTAGCTGTAAATTCTGTACTGATCATAAACTGTTTATTATGTCGTATATTCAATTTTATGGGGTAGGTTCCATCCTTCTTTTGTCTTCTAGTGTCAAGGTAGTAATTCACTGTTGCCATAATCTGATTATTTAGGGTGATAGAAAATTTGCATTAAATTTGCATCACAAATATACTTCTAAACCCCTTAAAACCCCTTAAAACCGATATGTTGTTCAGCATAAGACAAGAAAAAAGGCAGCTACTTTTGATGTAACTGCCTGATTTTCAGAAGAGCGGAAGACGGGGCTCAAACCCGCGACCCTCAGCTTGGAAGGCTAATGCTCTATCAACTGAGCTACTTCCGCAATTTTAGTGGGCAAAGATGGAT